CGATATCTACGCGAGCCTGAGTGCGGGTAAGAGTAGCAGAGCCAGTCCACACACCGCCAGCAGAACCGTCGCGGCTAACTGATACCACCACACCAATGTCAACCATAATCCCTGCGCTAGATGGCAAAGTCGTGACCACTGCAATTTCAGACACACCAGAGCGGCTGTCTTCCAATGCTGTGAGGAATGTAGCAGGTGCATAATTGAAATTGAATGTAGCTTGGCCGTCATCAGGTGCGCCAAAGTCTTTAGAGATACCGCAGTTTGTTTCGGTAGTAATCTCGGAAGTGGAACCGCTACCGTGAGTTGAGCCGGTCATCTGGCATGTAGCCGACAAAGTAGCTTTGGCGAATGTTCCTCCGCTGGTGTATGTATCGGCGTTAGTAGTGTCAGTGCCCAACAATTGGAACGTGTCAGCGGTCAGCATATTGACCACGTAGTTTTTAGCGTTTAAGTCGGTCAAGCCAACTACGCCAGCAATCTTCACAATGTCGTTATCAACCAATCCATGCGCTACCGAAGTAACAACCGCAGGGGATGCGTTGGTGATGCCTGTGATGGTCACTCCAGCAGCATATGCGCTAACGGCTTGGAATGTAGTCCCATAGAACTTTGTGGTGTTGCCTTTTGACATGAAAATCTCCTAGAAAAAGTTGGTGAATTGTAAACTCAGGCGCTTGATCCGGCAATGGTGTATTGCAGAATGGCACGGTGAGTCTTGGTTTCGTAGTCGTAGTCGAATATTGGATAAGCATCCAACACCGCAGGGACTGAGAAAGTATTAAAAGCCGTCTTGACTGATTCGGTCAAAGTTATAGCAGCCCCGAATGTAGTAGCCACCACATCTATTTGAATTGATATATCTGGGTCATTCGCATCACCGCAGCTAGTGAATTGCACCGCCCCGCCTGTTGGTGTGTAGCGGATAGCAGGCCACACGGGTACGGCTGGTGCTTGCGGAAAAGTAACGGGGTAAACACGATTAGAAACCAACGGTGAAAGGATGGTGAAAATCTCAGTAAAGTATGCGCTCACAATGCACCTGCTTTCTTGAGTCTAGCCGTAAGACGTTGCTTCATGGCATCCGTAGCTGGTTGAATGTTGTCAGATAGTGCTGGGGCTAAAAATGGACGTGGTGGCATTTTGACAGTCCCAAACTCCACGAATCGTCCGTAGTGTGCATCTTTGCCTAGCTTTCCTTTTCCGGCCTTTGCGTTCTTTACGTCAGACTTCTTACCAGCCCTTAATGCCACGTTGTACTCTTCGGTTAGATTCGTCTGACGTTTGCGTTTCATCACAATCGCGGCCTTGAGGTTTCCAGAGTCTACGGGCGCGTTATTCCTTGCTGCTGTTCTAACCACACCCGCTGCCGCTGCCGTAGCTTGACGGGCAATCTTTCCCGCCATGTCGCCGCTAAGTCGGTTCATTGCTATCTGTAATTCCTTAAGGCCGGATATGTCGAACTTGTTAGCCATCATTCACCCCAGCTTCACCCATGATGGTGAGATAGTCTTTGCGTCCAATTTCATCAATCGACTTGATGTTGTAGGTTACGCTATCCAATACAAACACATCTAACTGAGTGACTACTGATACGGTAGGCGTGCGACGCATCTGGATTCCCACCATGCCAGACGAAAGTATCAATCCACCAGAGTGGAATTCTTTACCCTTGCTGGATAGCTTTCTAGCTGACACTGTAGTGATATCCACCCATGTGACAGTCTCGCCACCGTAGGCATCTTGAATGGTTGACTTACTTCGCAGAGTGACGCGACGGTCAAGTTTTCCAGCGTCCATTAGGAAGACCCAAACAATACGCGATGATTTCGCAAATAGGCTTCTTCCACCCGGTAAACCGCTTCACCATCTACCATGCCACGGCTCTCATACATTTGGTGTAAGAGCATCAGCATGGCGGTTTTGATGTCGCTAGTCACCATGGTAGCGTCGGTGGTATAGGCTATCGTTACACCGTCAGACGCGCCTGAGAATGTCAAGACTGTAGGGCATGCGGTTGTAACCCATGTAGCCGTGATAGTTTCTCCGGTATCGTCGGTGACAGATTGAACCGATACCGCTGGGCCAATCGGGAGAATGACCCGGTGCGATGTAGCGTCTACCAATTCGGTATGGTAGGAGATTGTTTGTTCAATGAATGACAGCCCGGTAAACCGTTCACAATGTGACCGTGCCGCCGATATGTACTCAGTGATCAGAGCATCTTCATAGGTGTCGTCAACCCTTAAATGTAGCTTTGCAGTTACAAGGTCAATCGGCTCTGTGCCTGTAGTAGATGTGACTTTAAGCATGATTAACCCAGCTTGTAGGTTGCGGGGCGGTCAAGTTTCACGACTGATAAGTCTTTACCGTCGCGGCCTGCTTTTACGATCAGTTTCCAACCTTCGCCAATTCCAGGGCGTTCGATTGTGGAAGATTTAGCCAGCCACACACTTCCTTTATGGGTCACGATGTCACCACGCTTGTATTCGCCTGCAGATTCTTTCCACACGTCTTTGTATGAATCGTCAAACGTAGGTGCGGCCATCTTGGTGATGTGCGAAGCCCCGCCAGTCAGGATAGATTTCACCGCGAACTCAGAGCCGCCTAATGAGTGAACCTCGATTGCTTTCACGCCGTCGATCACCACATCCCAGCATCCCGTAGACATTGGTTCGCCTGGCTCTGTATCACGCAAGGCACGAATGACACCGCCACCCCAACGTGCGTATGTTCCCTTGGCATATCGTCGGTCGGTATTGATGCTTGGCAGAATGACAATCTCCAACGCATCCAAGCCCCGCGCACCATTAGCAGGCGGGTTTGAGGCAAGGTGTTTTTCCACCGCTTGAGATAACTGCTCGGCTGTAGGCTCCAACGCCTTTGGTGCGTCGGGTACTTTTACCGGGTTGATCGTGAGGTACTTTTGAACCGCGCTCTCAATACTTTCAGGCGTTGGGTCGGGTACGTTTACCTCGAAGCCTTCAAAGTGCTTTGCCACCGCATCATCTAGCTGGGCTTCCGTGGGTGCGAGTGCTTCGGGTGCTGTGGGCACTGGGACGGGGTTAGCCGCCATGTACTTCGCTACGGCTTCCGCCACCATGTCATTGGTAGGGGCAAGCGGTTCCGGCGCAGTGACCAGATTGGCTTGCATGTGCTTTGCCACCGCTTCGCTGATTTGGCTATCTGTTGGGGATAGTGGTGCAGGTGCGTCGGGTATCTTGACCGGGTTAGCGGCCATGAATTTCTGCACGGCTTCGGAAACCATGTCTGGGCTAGGGGCCAGAGGCGCAGGCATTGGGTGCTCTGCAATATATGCCTTGACTGATTCGCCAATCTGGTTTGCCGTTGGAGCTAGTGGCTCGGGGGCAATGATTGGGTTAGCGGCAAGGTGCTTTGCTACGGCTTCTGAAACCATATCGGGGGTAGCGTCGCGCCCGTCTTTCGGTGGCTCAAAGGCTTTTACTTGGCCTCGAAATTCAGCGAGCGATTCGGCTTGGGTTTTAATCCCGGCTAATGCTTTGCCAATGTTTGCATCAAGCTCTGAGCGGGTTGAGGTTATCCGGGTGTCAATTGCTTCGCGGACAATGTGGACTAACGCGTCAATGTCGTGAGGTGTCATATTTGTATTTTACGCCAAATCGGTTGAGTGTGGAATCAGTAAACTTGCCAACTGTACGCCGTCGTTGACGATTACCAGATTATCAGCCGTCGCCAGTGTAGAACTTGCCACATCAATACGGGCCAGCTCTGGCGTTAGTTCGGTGCGAACCTGTGCCGCGATTACCGCAGCGCTCACATTTTCATTGCCAATCTTGTCAGCAATGGCCTGAAGTACCGCCTGGCCGTCACCTTCCGTGAGTATGGATAATTCCACCTGTGTGGCGATTGCCGCTGCTGTTGGAGGGATAACATAATCCGCAGCTTGCAATGGCGTACCAAGTGCAGTTACAGCCGCCGATGTAGCGAGGGTCGATATGTCAGTATTGACTAACGTATCTGTCTTGGCTTTGATAGCTGCAATGTCAGCGTTAGCAGGGGCGACGTAATCCGCAGCGGCCAGGCGTGTACTTGTTGCCACGTCGATATTGTTCAAACGTGTATCCGTAGTCAGCAACGGATTAACGGGGATTAGGTCAACGCTGGTTTGTAGCGTAGCCACGTTGG